AGTCTTACCTACTCCAAGTGCTGCTGGACAGCTAGAAGGTTTTGAACTATCAAGATCTACTGCTACAGCGACAACTAGAGTAAGTAACGTTGCAATGATCTCAAAAAGAGATGCAACTGTAACTGGCTCACAGGATGCTTCAGACCCAGCTGGTAAGAGATCAGAAATGGCTCACCAACTAGCTATTATGGCTAAAGCATTGAAAAGAGACATGGAAGAAGCTCTATGTCAAAACGGCGCTAAAACAACTGGTGACGCTACAACAGCTAGAGTAACTGGTGGTTTTGAATCATGGCTAACATCTAACGTATCCAGAGGTTCTGGTGGTTCAGGTGCTGGTGGTGGTGCTGCTCCAGTTGACGGAACAGACAGAGACTTAACAGAAGACCTTTTAAAAGGTGTTTTGCAAACTATGTTTGGTAACGGAGCTGAGCCTTCAATGGCTATATGTGGTCCACACAACAAGCAAGTAATATCTACTTTCACAGGTAGAACTCAGGCTAGACAAATGATTGATGCAAATACTGTAGAAGCTTCAGTATCTGTTTACTCATCTGACTTTGGTGAACTAAAAATCGTTCCATCAAACAGATCAAGAGAAGCATCATTATTATTGGTAGATCCAGAGTTTGCTAAAGTGTCTTATCTAAGAGACTTTAAAACTGTTGATATTGCTACAATAGGCGATGCTGAAACAAAAATGATTGTTGTTGAGTACGGGTTAGAAGTATCTAACGAAGCTGCTCACGGAATCGTTGCTGACTTAAACGAATCATAAGTTTAGTCAATTAGCTTAAAGGGAAGTTTCGGCTTCCCTTTTTTTTGTGCTAAAATCTGTCTATGGCAAAGACTACATTAATAGATCACAAGAAAGGTTATAAGTCTGTATTCGCAACAGAAGATGATAAAGTTGTTTATCACACAAAGCAGGATATACAGCCAACTTTAGATTATGTAAAAAATCTATCTGAATATACACCTGGTAAAGATTTTCGCCATGTGGCAGAAATACCTATGGTAGTATATCAAAGAGCAGTCCGAGAAGGATGGGCGCAAGATTCTGCGCAATGGAAGAAATGGCTAAACCATTCAGATAACAAACCATTTAGAACATGGAAAGGTAAAGTATGACATACGATGAATTAAAAACTAATATTGCAAATTTCTTGAACAGATCTGACTTAACCGACCAGTTAGACTTTTTTATAGATGCAACAGAATCAGAATTTAACAGAAGATTAAGAAACAAAGACATGGTAAAGCGTGCAACTGCTACAGCAGATGGACAATACATGAGCTTACCAACAGATTGGTTAGAAGCTATTAATGTAGAAATAACATCAAACGACTTCAGACCATTGTTTCAACAGTCTTTAGAATCATTAGATGTATATAGAAAAGCTAATAATAATGTTACTGGTCAACCAATTTATTATGCGATTGTAGATAATTCATTAGAGTTAGCACCTACCCCTGATGCAAGTTATACGCTACAATTAACATACTATGGCACTATAGATGCTTTAAGCAGTTCTAATACAACGAACTTTATATCCACAGGATATCCAGATGCTTACTTATATGGTGCTTTAAAACATGCTTCTATCTATCTAATGGAAGATGAAAGAGTGCCGTTATTTACAGCACAATTTGAAAAGGCATTAGAAGAGATGAGAATGGAACAAGAGAAAGCAGAGTTTGGCAAAGGATCTCTAATGCAAAGAAGAAGAACTTATGGCAAGTCTGGTAAAAACATTTATTATTGGAATAATAATTAGGAGACAATATGGCTGGATTTAGTGATTACTTAGAAGATAAAGTATTAGACCATGTATTTGGTGGTAATGCTTATACAGCACCAGGAACATTATATGTTGCTTTATATACTGTAGCACCTACAGATACAGGTGGTGGTACCGAAGTAACTGGCGGTTCTTATGCAAGACAAACTGCTGCATTTACTGTATCTGGTACAGACCCCACCACAGCAACTAACTCAGCTGCGGTTGAATATCCAACAGCTACAGCAGACTATGGAACTGTGGTTGCAGTAGGTATATTTGATGCTTCATCAAGCGGTAATCTAATGGCTTATGCAAACTTAACAGCTTCTAAAACTGTAAGTTCAGGCGATGTATTTAGATTTGACGCTGGCGATTTAGATATAACATTAGCTTAATACCATGGCCTCAGTAGGCTATGGCTTATACACATACGGAAAGTCCAATTACGGAACTCCTGTATATCATTTTGGCGCATCCACAATAGCACAAACATCATCTGCAACAGCGGATGGTAGATTTGTTATTACTGGTGCATCAACCATATCAGCAGTTTCTTCTGCAACAGCAACAGGTAGACAAATAGATCGCGGACAAGCGGTTATTAGTGCAGTATCTAGTGTTACAGCATCTGGCACACAGATTGATAGAGGTGTTGCAACTATAGCAGGAACATCTGGATTTACAGCTGTTGGTATACAAATAGACTTAGGATCTGCAACTATAACTGCAACTTCTAATGTAATAGCCACAGGTACACAAATAGACCGTGGTGTAGTTATAGGACCAGTCGTATCAGGTATGACAGCTACAGGTAGATTTACTGTAGTAGGTGAAGGAACATTTGCAGAAACTAGCGGATTTGATGCAACAGGTGGACTTATTAGAACAGGCGTATCTGTAATTGCACAAACAAGTGGATTTAATGCAGTTGGTGGTCTAAAATGGAATGATATAATTGTTCCTGGTGAGACTTGGACCGATCAGATAGTAGCAGATGAAACTTGGACTGACCAAGCAAACCCAGATACATCATGGACAACATTAGGCGAACAAGACGCAGCTTAAAGGATAAAATTTTATGGCAGATACATTTACAACGAATTTAAACTTAACAAAACCAGAAGTAGGAGCATCTACTGATACTTGGGGTACAAAGCTAAACGCTGACCTTGATACTGTTGATGGTTTATTTAGCGCTACTGGTACTTCAGTAGCTATGAACCTAGACGGAGCAGTAATAGATAGCTCTGTCATTGGTGGTACAACTCCAGCAGCAGGTACATTTACAACCCTTACAGCTAATACATCTATTACTGGAGATGTAACTGGTGACTTAACTGGATCAGTTTTAACAGCAGCTCAAACCAACATAACTAGCGTTGGAACTCTTACAGGTTTAACTGTAAGCGGTAACCTTTCAGTAGACGGTGGAACAATTAAACTTGATGGTAATTATCCAACTGGTACAAATAACGTAGCTTTAGGTGATACAGCTTTAGATAGTCTTACAAGTGGTGGATATAATACAGCTATAGGTACTAATGCTTTAACAGCAAACACTGAAGGTGCAGATAATACAGCAGTTGGTACAGGTGCTTTAGATGCAAATACGACAGGTAATGAAAATACAGCTTTAGGTAAAGATGCATTAGGAGCTAATACAACAGGTACAAATAATTTATCTTTAGGTTCTGATACTATGCTTTCTAATACCACTGGAAGCAATAATGTTGCTGTTGGTTACGGAGCTTTACAAGTTAATACTACAGCAAATGACAATACTGCTGTTGGAGACAGAGCTTTATTTAACAATACAACAGGTTCAAATAACGCGGCATTAGGACATGATGCTTTAAAAACAAACACTACAGGCTCTGAAAATACCGCATTAGGTGGTAATGCTTTAGACGCAAACACTACCGCTAATGATAATACGGCAATAGGCTATAACGCTTTGAGCGCTAACACTACTGGTGCTTCTAACAGCGTTCTTGGTGCTTATGCACTAGATGGTAACACCACAGGTGCTAATAATGTTGCAATAGGTAGAGCATCTTTAGGTGCTAATACTACAGCAAATAGTAATACAGCAGTTGGTTACAACGCTTTAACAGCAAACACTACAGGTTCTTCACTTGTAGCTGTTGGTAAAGGAGCTTTAGATGCTAACACCACCTCCTCTAATTCTACTGCAGTTGGTACGGATGCTTTAGGAGCAAATACTATAGGCTCAGATAATACAGCTTTAGGATATGCCGCTTTAAGAGATAACACCACAGCATCTAACAACACAGCAGTTGGTTACTTTGCTTTAGAAGCAAACACTACAGGTGCAGGTAATACAGCTGTAGGTAACCAAGCATTAGATGCTAATACTACAGCTTCAAGAAATACTGCTATTGGCGATTCAGCTTTAGGTTTGCAAACTACAGGTGGTAGTAACACTGCTATTGGTTGGTCTGCTGGTGATGCTGTAACAACAACTACAAGAAATACCCTTATAGGTGATTCAGCAGGTACAGCAGTAAATTCTAATGATAATACCTTTGTAGGGCAAAATGCTGGTTCAGCTATAACATCTGGTGATGCTAATACTATTATTGGTCGTTATGATGGTAATAATGGCGGCTTAGATATAAGAACCGCAAGTAACCATATAGTTCTTTCAGATGGTGATGCTAATCCTAGATTATATTTAACAAATAATGGTTATTTATATGTACCTGCAATTGGATATGGTGGTGCAACAAGTGATGTTAATTACAATACATCAACAGGTGAAATGTATGTAGTATCTTCTTCACAAAGATATAAAGAAAATATATCTGAATATACAGATTCAATACTTGAAAAAGTAAATAACTTAACTGTTAAAAACTTTGACTACAAAGAAGGCGGATATACCAATCAAATTGGTTTAATTGCAGAAGAAGTTGAAGAACAAATACCGCATTTAGTAAATAAAAAAGAAATTGAAGGATATGATGAACCGCAACCTGATTCAGTAAAATATTCACAATTATCAGTATTTTTATTAAAAGCAATACAAGAACAACAAACAATAATTGATGATTTAAAATCAAGAATAGAAACCCTAGAAGGTTAATTTAAAAGGAGAATAATATGGCACAAACAGTAAGCGAAGTCTTAACAGCAGCAACAGATAGCGTAACACTTATTAACGAAGTAAACGCTGGAACTTGGGATGTTACAAATATGGAGCAATCAGAAATCAACGACATGGTACAAAGGAACGTAGACCACTTAGAACTAGTCTTAGCCTATGCACCTGTTGATGAAGATGATGATACTCCAGATGTAGCTGGTAGTTCAGAAGATAAAACATCTTATACAACTGCGATCTCAACTGGTAAAAGCTACATATCATCCAATAGCTAAAAATGGCACTATTGCCTGTAACTCCGCCAGCTGGCATAGTCAAAAATGGTACTGACTATGCTAACAAAGGTCGTTGGGTTGACGGCAATCTTGTGCGTTTTGAAAACGGCTATCTTAAGCCGATTGGTGGTTGGTCAAAACTAAAAACTACAGCACTTGATGGTGAGCCTATAGGTATGTATGCCTATAAGGACAACTTAGGTGCATCTGTTTTAGCTGTTGGTACAAGACAAAAAGTTTATGTCTTATACGACAATACCTGGACTGATATAACACCAGTTGGTTTTGTAAACGATGCTGATAACGATCCTCTTGGTTACGGTGCATACAACTATAACGTAGAAGATTATGGTGACGCTAGAAGCCAATCTGGACTACCTCTTGACTCAGGTCATTTCTCCTTTGATAACTGGGGTGAGGATTTAATCTTTTGTTTTTCTGGTGATGGCAAGATATACAAGTGGAGGCCAGTTTCAGGCGGAACAGCTGATACCATAGGTACAGTTGTAACAAACGCTCCTACAGGCTGTCAGGCTGTCCTAGTGACCAATGAAAGGCACTTAGTTGCTATTGGTTCTGGTGGAGATCCTAGAAGAGTAGCATGGAGCGATAGAGAAGATAGAAACACTTGGACATCTAAAGCTACCAATACAGCAGGTGATGTGCAAATACCAACAGGCGGTCGTGCATTATTAGCAGTTAAATATCAAAACGATGTCATAGTTTTTAGTGATACTGGTATTGATAGAATGAGCTATGTAGGCTCACCTTTTGTCTATGGTATAACCGCAGCAGGTGCAAACTGTAAAGCAGTAAGTAGAAGATCAGTAGTACAAACAGGAAACTTTTTAGCGTGGATGGGTGAAAACTCATTCTTTGTTTACGATGGTGTTGTAAGAGAAATACCATGCGATGTGCATGATTATGTATATGACCAACTAAATGTACCAGGAAGAAAAGCTTGTTGGGGTGGACACAACTCTAACTTTAACGAAATATGGTGGGGTTTTCCAAGCGGAGAAGGTATATACAGACCAAATAAATATGTAATCTGGAATTATTTAGAAAATACTTGGTCTATAGGTTCTTTAGATAGAGGATGTTGGATTGACCAAGGTGCGTTTGATTATCCTATTGCTGGTGATTCAAATGGATTTATTTACGAACACGAATCAACCACATTATCTAATTCTCCAAACTTAAACAGCGATGTGCCATTCTGCACAAGCGGTCCAATAGAATTAGGCAATGGTGATAACTATGTGCAATGTAATCAGATTATTCCAGATGAAGAGGCAAACACATTACCAGGTGTAACAATAAGTTTTAAAGGTAAGTTTACCCCATTAGGTAGCGAGACAGACTTTGGTAGTTTTACCTTTGAGAATGATGGATATACCGATGCTAGGTTTACAGCACGACAAGTACAGATGACTGTAACAGGTAGCACAACACAAGATTTCCAAGTTGGTAATATAAGATTAAATATAAGACCAAGAGGTAGAAGATAATGGATTTATCCTCACAAAGACAATATATACAAAGAGCTGAAACAGCGCATGAAATACTTACCACTACAGATTTAACAACATTATATACATCCCCAAGCGGTGATGATTTTACTTTTGCAATCATTGAATCTATTTTGGTTTGTGACCATGATAATCAACAAACCAATATAACAGTTACTGTAACGCATGAGGCTACTACTTATACCTTATTTAAAGAATTTACTATTACTGCTTACAATACTGAAGAATTATTAACTAGAAGTTTAGTATTACACCAAGGCGATGTTGTAAAAATACAAGCAGATCGTGCTGGTAATTTAACTGTTTATGCGAGCATCGTAGAATATGCAAAAGGCGACTAATACAGTAGTTGAATTACACCCAAAGGAGCAAAGAGAGCCTTGGGAAATTGAATGGGAAAGGTGTAAACCCTATATAGCAAAAGCTGTAAAGTATCAAGATTCCTATACAATTGACGATATAGAAGATAAAATAAGACATGGTATATTCCATTTATGGCCAGGCAAAAAGTCTGCATACATAACAGAATTTGTAATATATCCACAAGTTAAAGCAATGAATCTATTATTTTGTGGTGGTGATTACGAAGAATTAGAAGAAATGCTACCATCAATAGAAGCATTTGCAAAAGCCGCAGGTATTAAAAGATTATACGGTGGCGGTAGAAAAGGATGGATTAGAAAGATAAAACATCTAGGATTTGAGACAGAACATTTAATTAGAAAAGACTTATGAGTAAAGGAAAAACCAGAACAGAAACCTCAGTAGATTTGCCAGCATGGCAAGAAGCTCAATTTAAAGAGCTTTACAGCCAAGCACAGGGCGTTGCAAGACAACCTTTTATACCTTATACAGGCCCAATGGTCGCTGGTTTCTCACCAGACCAATTAAGACAGTTTCAAGCTACTAGAGGACTATTTGAATCAGGTATGGGTTATGACCCAACTAAAGCTTTACAGGGTATGGCACAAGAACAATTTAGACCTACCATACAACCTGTTACTGGTTTTCAAGCACCAACAATAGAAGCAACACAAGCTCCTGGTGCGGCACAAATAGGTCCAGTATCTACTCCACAATTTCAAGGTTTATTAAGTCAAGACATAGGTGCATATCAATCACCTTATCAACAACAAGTTATAGATTTAGCTATGCAAGATATACAGCGACAAGCTGATATAGCGCGTGGCGGTGCGCAAGAAAGAGCAATCAGAGCAGGTGCTTTTGGTGGTTCAAGATCTGCATTACTAGAGTCTGAATCACAAAGACCTTACGCAGAGCAGATGGCTAGAACAGCTGCTGGTTTAAGACAAGCAGGATTTGAACAAGCACAAGCAGCAGCACAAGCTGATTTAGCAAGACAACAACAATTAGGCATATTTGGTGCTGGTCAAGAACAACAAAGAGCTTTACAACAGGCACAACTTGGTCAACAAGCAGGTATCTTTGGTGCAGAGCTAGGACAG